AAACCAAAATTTTTACCTTGGGCATATCCTTTTTGTAATTTACCTAATTTTGAAAGACCGCCTACAACTTTAAATGCAACCACACCAGGAACAGCAAACTGTGCTAAACCAGAAGCAATAGTTCCTACAGCACCTTCGGGGTCAATACCAAAGTCTTTTCTTGTTTTATCTGCCCATAGATTAAACTGTCTAGCGTGTTGTGTGTCTGCAACATAATCAACACCTTCAAGACCTAATTCAACAATACCTTGTGGAATTTTGGTTAGACCTTCAATAAAACCTTCGCCCAGTTCTTTTGCCCAACCTTCATCGGTGCTTGGTTCGTTGAGATCGTCATCTATAACTTTGGCACTAGATATATCAAACTGAACCGCATCGTCTGTAACAACAGGTTCTTCTATTATTTTAGCACTAGACGCATCAAAATCAGGTTCTTCTACAAGTTTAGCTGTAGAGGGATTAAACTCAACCATATTTTTTCCTTTTTATGGATCGACAAATTCACCATTTGTATATCTTTTTTTGACACCATTTCCATCTATATAAATTTTACCTTCTTGAAAACTGGTGCTACCATCACCCTCAAGAACACCACCTGTATCTTTCGCAAATTGATCTAAAAGTTCTTGTGTTTTTGTTGCTATAGCTTCTTTATCTAGTCCAGTTAATCCTTTTTCTGTTTTACTTAAAGCGGCAATAGCTGGTTTGGTAATACCTTCGTAATAATAATAAGCTTTTTCTGTTGCATCTGCCGAATCAAATTTATAGCCTCTAATCTTGCCTGTGGCTGCAACTGCTTTTGCTGTTGTTACTAGATCAGTAAATTTAGTTTTATTTGTCGTTGCTGCAATCAACATGGCTCTACCTTTTGTGGTAAACTTAAACTCGCCATCCTCATATGTTGCATAGTCAGAACCCAAAGCAAATATGTTTTTAATTTCTTTAGTTGAATTTTTATCTCTCAACTGCATAGAAAGTTGTTGTTCTGTAAGTCTTACATAATCTTTTTGTTTTTGTTTATTTAATGCAAGTTCTTGAACTTTTAAATCAAAAGTTTCAGCTTCTAGCTTCATAGACTGTAGAGTTTGAGCCGCAGTTAAATCTAATTTAGCAAACGCTAACTCATCTAAAACTTTATTTCTTGCTGTTTTATATTCTAGTTCTGTTTTGAATTGAAACTTGTTTTCTTCTAATTTTGCAAGTTCTCCGTATGCTTGTATTTTTAAGGTTCTTTCTGCTATTTTTGCAGCTTTCTCATCTTTCATGAGATCATATCTTATTTTAGCAAGACTTTTTTTGTCCTCTCTTTCTTGTTGATTGATTTGATTTAAGTCTTTACCAAAAGATTCAACACCAAAAAGTAAACCTTTTGATACGTTTGTGAGAGCATTCTCGCTCTCTCCTGCTGCTGTAGCTAAACCACCTTTAATCATGGACATCCAAAAAGCTGTCACCCTATCATCGTCATACTGTCCTTCTTTCAAATCTAAAACTTCTCTAGCCTTTTTATCTACATCTTCAAGGCTTATTTCGTCTTCTTCTTCTTCCATCAAAGATTCTATTTTTTGCATATAATCTGTTCGTTTAGCATCGTCTGCTTCATATCGTCTATCTATGTTTGCTAATTTGTCTTTGAAAGCTTCATAGCTACTCGCTACATCAGTGAGAAAACCAGATTTTTTTCTATCTGCACCTAAATTTTTACCCTCTGGAAATTTTTCGTCTTCTGGCTTTTTATCTATTATATCTTTATTTACTTCATTAATCTTAGCACCAGGTGCATCGTCTATCTGTTCTTTTTCTGATATGAATGGTTTTGTTGATATGTCTCCTTTAGCAGAAGGAACATCACCAAGTTCATCAACTTGCGTTGTTAAGTTGTCAAGTTTTTTATCTTTTGGTTTTGCATCAGTTCCAAATTCTCCTTCTTTTTTTATAATTGATTCTATGGTAATAGGTTCATCTGCTTTAGTTTCTGCCTCTAAATCAACGAATTTAAAAGTTCTAGAGGGTCTGTCAAAAACAACATTAGCATATTTTGATGTTATTAGGGCAGGACTAGCCATAATAGCACTTCTATTCAATCTATCAAGTTCTGCTTGATCTGCAACTTTCAAACCACCAAATTGATAACCTTTAACTGCACCACCACCAGCATAATTCTGCACTGCACCCATCAACTCTGGAGATGATGCAAGAATACCCATAGGTTGTCTCCTGTTATACATATTCATAACTTGTTGTGCGAACATTCTTCTTTTTAGTGGATCATTCATTAAGCTCTACCCCCAAAAGGAAACCCTCTTCCTTGATTCATCAGTCCATAAGCACCAAGACCTGCTTGTGCAAGACCAAATAGTTGTGATGATGTACTAGGAGGAGGTGTTATAGTTCTTGAAAAAGTTTGTTGTAGTGCTGGTACACCTCTGAATATGTCAGACATAAATCCAATTTGTTGATAAGGCAGTGCTAGTTCTGCAAGTGTGTTGGCTCTATCAATGTCAAGTTGTCTTTGTCCCTGCTGTTGTTGTAAACTACCGATTCCTAACAAAGTATTTATGTCTTGAACACCCATTTGTTGTCCTAACTGTCCAAGACCAGCTTGAGAAACACCTAACTGCCCACCTAGTTGTGCTTGTGCTAACTGTTGCCGTGCAGCTTGTTGTGCTAAATTTTGTGCTTGTTGAAAACCTGTTGATCTTAATTGTGAAGTGGTTCTTGCCATCTGATCTTGTATATTTCTTGCGATCTCACCTTGTGCAATACCTTGTCTTGATCCACCAAAAGCTCCTTGACCAACAGAGGCAGCACCTAATTGTGCTTGTTGCATTGCACCTTGTCGTGCAATATCGGCTTCTGTTGCTTTAATTACATCCTCTGTAAACGGATTCATAAACTGTCTGAAATCTGTTGGAGTGAAACTTGCACCCTGTGCTCCAGCTATGCCTTGTCGGACAGCCGCATCTCCTCGTTGTAAAAAAGGTGCAAAATCTCCAATGCCCCCTAAAGCCTCTGTTATAGCTCTTTGTTGTCCTTCTGATAATCCTTCTAGTTGCTGTTCAGCAAAAGGCATCTGTGATCCAGGTCCCGTTAATGCCTTTGCACTTTCAAATATATCTGCTAAAAACTCTTCTTGAAAAGGAGCTAGTCTTACTATCTGTTCTTGTGTTGCTGTAGCCATTATGCGGCTCCTTCTAATTGTGACATCATATCATACATTCTAGCAGCACCAATGTTTCTGTCGCCACCACCTGCACCACGGACAGCCTTTGCAGTTAGCACAAACTCTCCGTCTGACAATCTAGCAGGAACTGAATCACTGGTTCCTGTACCGGGGCCCTCTACTTCACCACCACCTGCTGCAAACATTGTGCCTAGACCAGATTGTCTTTTTCTATTATCTTCAAAATATTGTTCACGCTCTTCTTTGTTATCTAAATTATACAGTTTATTACCAATACGTCCATACCCTAATCTAGTTGTGCCTTTTGGATAATCTCTTATTGGTCTTTCTTCTGGCTTTTCTTCTCCACCTAATGCTCCTAGTAAACCCAGTCCAGCACCACCTAACGCTATTTTACCAGCAGTAGACTCTGGAATCATGCTTTTTAAGAATGATCCAATGCCACCTGTGTCTGCTGATGTTTTTACAGAACTAATTACATTAGTATCTGCGAACTCTCCTGGACCGAGTGCCCGTGGTGATGCAAAAGGAGAACCAGAAGTATCAAAATTAAAACCCTTACCAAAGTCTTTACCACCCATCGCATATGTTGTACCCCCTGCAAGTGCTGCATTTAATAAAGCTTCTTCTGCACTTCTACCTGCTGCAAGAGATCCAATACCCGATCCTATGGACGCACCTACAGGTCCGCCAAAATACATACCAATGGCACTACCAATCACTGGTGCAGCTTTTTTTAATGCCCTTGTGATGTTTTTAAAAATGCCCATAACTCATATTACCAATAATTTATTTTTTTCACAATACTATATTCTAGCCAAAGCACTTGTCGATACTCTTGTTTTAGATAGTTCTTGAATACTTGCTACAACATGCAATCTATTTGCCGTTGCTGCTTGTACTTTTAATATCTCTCCACTTTGTAATATTAAATCTCTTGTGAGTAATTCTACTGTAGTGTTTGCTCCCACTGCCTTGACTTTAAATAAATTAAATACGGCAGATGCAGTATTAGTTAAAGTGACAGTTATAGTATCGGCATTACCACTATCTTCTGATACTAATATAGAGTTTACAACAGCCGCATTGAAATCGGCATCACTAGGAACAGTAAACAAAGTGGTTGCATCAGTTGTAGTTAAATCTAACTTTGCATTTGTAAGTCCTTGTATATATTGTGGAATACTTGTAATTAACATTATC